CCCGCGGATGCCACCGTGGGTCGAGGTGCCGTCACCAGCAAAGCCGGCGTCGTCGATCTTCTGGGCGAGCGACAGGGCGAACTCCTGGGCGACGAGGTCGGCCAGGTCGATTACCGAGTCCTCAATGAGCGAGTTGGGAATCCGGGTTGCGACCCGGCAATCCTTGGCCGACAGCATCACGTTGTCGGTCGCCATGTCGGTGGCCGTCGTCTCGCTGTTGTCGCTCACGAAGTAGGCGGTGTTGCCGCTCACCCGGCGAGGGACGTAGAGCGTGTTGCTCGACATCGGGATGACATTGGCCTGAGCCGGGATGGACCCATACTCATCGACCAGGCGGATCACGGTGGCAGCGAAGGTCTCCGGGATAAACACAGAGCCCTTGCTGTTGTCGTTGCTCGAGAGGGCACGCTCCTCGACGTTCCGCTCGTACCACGAGCGGTCCTCGGAGCGACCGAGCACGAAGCCGCGAATCCAGCGACCGCAGACCTCAGCGTCGTCGGTGCTGCCGAAGGCGCGAAGCCGGCCGACGTGCGGCTGCTTGCGGACGGCCACGGGCTCGGGCGTCTCAGCGACAGCCACGGGCTTGGCAGTGGCGGCGACCTTGCCGCGGAGGGAGGCGATCTTCTCGGCAATCGCAGTCTCGGTGGCGAGCCGCTCCTCAAGCTCGTTGGCCTCAGCGGTCAACGTCTCGATCTCGGCGGTTTGCTCCTCGGTGCGATCCTCAACCTTGGCGAGGTCATCGAGAAGGGCGGCCACAGCAGCGGCCCGGTCCTGAAGCTTGTTCAAAGAAGCCATCCGTGGCTCTCCCGTTAGAGGGTGACGATCCATGTCTGTCACTCACCCTACGGCAGCCACTGCAAACGTCAGAGAGGTTGCATACCTAACTAGGTAAGGCCCGGCGGCAGACGTACTCAGCCGGCACGATTGCCTTGGAGCGATGGTCGCACCGCGGGCACATCACGTACCGCACTTGATGCGACTCACCCATCTGGCGGCTGCAGTAGGTCTGCAGCCGAGCCTGCCCGCATTTGGGGCAAGTGTCACCCGGCTTTGCCACGCGCAAAACTCCTGAGCCTCGCGGCCCGCAGCCGCGTTGATGCCTGCACGACGTCTGGCCCGACAACGTGTGGCACCGACTCAGGTGTAGCCTGCTCTGCAAGCCAAGCCTGGAAGGAACGCATGGCCACTTGGGCTGTTGTGCTCGGGTACGCCGGCTGCACGACCGGCCCGAGCTCGTAGATGGTCGCCTGCCGCACCTCGCGGATCGCTCGGCCACCCTCGTCGGTGGTGAACGACTCCCCGCCCTTGTCTACGGAAAACGTGAATGATGCACCCTTCACGTCACGCCGAGAGATGAGCTCGAGGATGTCGGCCCGGCTGGCCGGCGGCGTGACCTCAAAGCCGACGCCCTTGTCGTCGCTCCAAACCTTGAGCGTGCCGCTCGACTCCCGGCCGAGCAAAATGTCGGGGTTGTGGTTGTAGTAGCTCACTAGGTCCGTGCGGCCCCGCTGGCGGTTGAGCACCTTGTCGAAGGCCCCTGGCATCACCCGCTCCCGGAAGCCGCCCAGGTCGACGCTGAGCCGGTTGTAGACGACAGCGTAGCCGCGGATGACGGCCCGGCCATCGGCCCGCTCCTCAACCACGATCTCGTCGTCGGCCTCGTAGGCAATGTCGCGTCGTTCAAGGTCCATTAGCGTTGTCTCCTAAAGCCTGTTGATTTGACGGCGTCACGCCTTCGTTAACGCCTGCGATGATGCTGTCTACTGTTTGCTCTGGCATGGTTGGGAACGCGCCAGAGATGAGTGCTTTTGCTCCGGCGGGCGTAAGCAAGCCGCCCGCTAAGTTGCCAAGAATTTCAAGCAACGATGACACCTGCGCGCCGTTAAGGGCTTGCTCTTGCAAGTCTGGCCCGCCGGCTGCTACGCCTGCCGTCATGTCGTCTTGCGTGCTGTCTGTGTCATCGAACCCATCGCCCAATGAATCAGGCTCATCCTGATTAGGCAACATCCCGAGGTTCTCCTTTTTCCGCACCTCCTCGCGCGTCATCCACCCGTTGCGGATGGCGACCTCGTAGGCCTGGTACCGAGTGGTGATGTCGCTCCGCAGGAGGCCCTCGACGAGGAACTCTGCGTAGAGGTCGTCTTGGTCGTCGAGGATGTCTCGCTCGATCGCACCCTCAATCCGCCGCAGCCAAGGCTGGATCGTGAACTTCTCAAAGCTCACCATCTCGCTGGCCAGGTTGCCCCACGTGGCCCTGCCGAGCTCCTGGATCATGTGTGGTGGCATCTTCCAGATTCGACACACGGCGAGCAGACTTTGCATCCAGAGCTCAGCCAGCTGGCTCTCTTGGTTGGTCGCCGAGACCGTGTCGACCTTGAGCCCGTTGCTCAGAACGGCCACCTCGCCGGCTCGGGACGGCCCGCGGTGCCGGTTGTTCCACTGCTCCCGCAGCTGCTCTCGCACCTCGCGTGGCAGGGCCTGGTCCGTATGCAGCACCATCCCAGGCTGAGCGTTGTTGCGATAGAACGTGCTGGCGTACTGCTCGAGCGACCGGGCCAGGTTGATGGCGTCCTTGCCGAGGTCAATCGGCACCGCGCCGTTGATGCCGTCAAACGACAGCCAGCGGACGTGCATGATCTGGTCGGCCCGGTAGACCACTTGGCTGCCGGTCCCCGGCTCACGGTAGAGGTAGGTGAGGGTCTTGTCGTCCTCCTGCTTCACCTCCATGCCAGACGGGTGCAGCGGGTGCAACTCAGTGACGCTGCCGCGGACGCCGGGCACCTTGAGGTTGTAGGCCGAACCGTAGAAGCCCAGGTGCAGGCACATCTGCTCGATCCACTCGTAGCGTGTCTGCCACGAGTTGGGCCGCTTGGCCAGCACCCGATAGAGCGGCAACTCCTTGGCTCGCTCGGCATCGGTGTCGTTGACTCGGCGATAGAGGTGCAGCGGAAGGCTGGCGACGGTCTCGGCCACCACCCGAGCACAGGCGAAGTAGACGTTGGTCTTCATCGCCGTCTCGGGCGTAACCCGCATTCCCTGGTCGCTTGCCAGCATGACGAGGTCGTCCCAGCGGCTCGTGCGTTGCTCGAGCCAGCGGATCTCCGGTACCGTGCCGTTTTCGCTCATGGGCTCATCACCAGAACATGATCTCGGGCATCTCTGCAGGCTTGTGCTGCTCGCCCATGTGGATACCGCATGCCATCGCCAGGGCGACCGCTCCGTCGATTCGCTCGGTGCTCTTGGCTTTGCTCAGCTTGACGTTACCAGCCGGGTCCATCTGCACCGCTGCGTTGCCTAGTTGCCAGCCTAGCAGCCGATTGCCAGCAAGCCGCAGTTTTCCATCGACCAGGGCCGCCTCGAGAGCCTTAGTCGGCGAGGACATCGACGCGAAGCCCTGCCCGAACATCACGACGGGCAAGGATTCTGAGGCAAGCTGCTGCGCAAGCATCGTGGCATTCCATCGGTCAATCGCCAGCCCGCGGCAGTGATGCTGCTCGCAGAAGGCCATGATGTCTCGCTGAATGACACCGTAGTCAGTGCTGCGGCCGTCGGTGATCGTCAGCCACCCGTCACGCTCCCACTGCGAGTACGGCACACGGTCTTCCTGCTCACGCTTGGCCGCGTTCTCGCCGGGAATCCAGAAGTGGGCGTAGACATCGACCAAGCCATCCTCGGCCGGAAACCACGCCACAAAGGCCGACGTGTCAAACGTGCTGGCGAGGTCGAGCCCAGCCCAGAAGTCCCGGCCGGCCAGCGGCTCAGGCGGGCCGCTCATGCACGCCTCAATCTGGTCAGGACGCACCCACTTGACGTCACTGGTCGTCGGCACGTTGAGCCGGTACCGCAGGAACGACGAGAGCTTGGTGGCCGAGTTGGCCGCCTCCCGGCAGTCCGCCGCAAAGGACTCCTCGCTGATGGTCTCGCCGAGCGATGGGTTCGCCTTGTGCCACACCTTCGGGCTTTTCCAATCGTCCTCCCGGTCGGCAGCGTAGATGCAGCCGAAGAACGCCGGGTCAAACGTCAGGTCGGCGATGCACCGCTCGGCGTAGTCGTGCTGCTCCCACCAGAGGTGAGTCTTGTTGAACTCGCCGGCCGTCGTGATGCTCAGCACCAGCGGCTGCCGCCGGGCCGCGCCGCCGTACCGCAGGGCATCCCACAGCCGGCGGTCGCCACGCTGAGCGTGGAGCTCGTCAAACAGCAGGCAGTGAATGTTGAGCCCCTCAGCCCGGAACGCATCGGCTGAAAGCACCCTATAGAACGAGTTGCTCGCTCGGTGAATGATGCTCTTCCGGCTGTCCACCACCTCGAGCACCTTGCTCAAGGCCGGCGACGAGCGGACCATCGACGCAGCCTCGCGGTAGATGATGCCGGCCTGCTCACGGTCGCTGGCTGCCCCGTAGATCTCGGCACCCGGCTCGCCGTCTGCCAGCAGCACGTAGAGACTGATGCCGGCCAGTAGCGTCGACTTGCCGTTCTTCTTTGGAATCTCGATGTACGCCTGGCGGTACTGCCGGGTGCCGTCAGGCTTGAGCCGGCCGAAGATCTCGCCGAGCACGTACTTCTGCCAGGGCAGCAGCAGGAACGGCTGCCCGGCCTGCCCGCCCTTGGAGTGCTTCAGCACACCTTCAAAGAACGAGTACACACGCTCGGCTTTGGCCTGGTCGATGCCGACAGACTCAGCCGTGCGCCGTGAAGAACGCTTCGAGCTCGTCCTTTTCGACTTCCGCCTTGGTGGCAAGTTTCGTCCTCGACGAAGGAGTCAGCCCAAACTCGCTCAGTAACGACGCCTTCTGCGCCACTAGCGAGCGATACAACGGACCGGCAGGGTTTGGCTTGACGCCGCCGAGGTCGGTGTGCATCACCGCACCGCCGGCCCGCAGCTGCAACAGGCACGCCTGCTCAGCCGAGTGGACCTCGCAGAGCGTGGCCAGGGCCTCGCCGTCTGCCAACGTCAAGACTCCCAGCCGAGTCAAGATGCCAGCGAGCTCGTGCCATTGAGCCATGGCGACCGCGTCAACCTTGAGCCGCTCTGGCATTGGCGGCACGCCAGCCGGCAGGCTTGGCTCGTGCTTGACCGGCCCTCGCTGCGTCCCGTCGAGCAGTTTCAGCTTGGTCGGCTTCGGTCGTCGGCCGGCTTTGGCCATGGCTAGGTCTCCCCCTTAGAGGTGGCAATTGTTAGGAAAACCGCACGATAGCAAATGCCATACCGTTCAGAAAATGGCTACCGGCGAGCAAATACCTGAAAAAAGGCCGTGAAATACTGCATTTTATGCGTGGCCA